TATTTTGCTGAAGTTAATACTCTACCTACCCAGGCTGGATGTGTATATGTTCACAAAGACTGCGATTCTGGTTCTTTTGAATTGGTCCAAGTGAGAGCTCGCCTCTTACCCAAACCTATTCGTTACCAAACAAACGCTGGATTTGAAACTCAATTGGTTTATGAATGTGAAACTCAGGACCACTCTTCATCTGATGGAGATTGTGGACAACCCCTGATGTATAACAATGCTATTATCGGTATTCACATTGCCGGTACTGGATCTAATAAATTTTATTGTCTTGCAGTCGATCGTTCGACTATCCATAAGGCTAATGAGATTTTGAAAAACGAAGCATCAATATTTGTAGCATCTACACCCCCTCAACCGGTGTTGAAGCGCAATCTTCGTGATCTAAGTATTGTTGACAGTCCTACTCAATATGTTCAAGAAACGTTAAACGTTGACACTACTCCTATTGTGTCTCTTGGAACGGTGCTTGATGTTGGAGGATCTATTTATAAGCCTCGTGCTGAAGATTACTACTTTCGAAGTGGTAATAATCAAATCGAAGCTGAATTTGGACCTCTATCTTCTCGTCCGCCCAAGTTTGTGAACGGTTCTGCACAGATTAACACTACCTTGGCAAAGTTTAATACTCCTAAAATGGTGGCACCCATCGCGTTGATGGATCGTGCTATGAATGATTGGATGTATGCAACTAACACTTCAGGTGTATCTGTCTCATCTTATGCAGCCTCTTTAGAGGAATCAGATCCTGGATTTTTCCGGGTAAGATCTCTTCAAGAAGCATTAGACGGTGATGGAACAGGTATTGTACGTGGTATGAATAATAACACTTCTTCAGGAGTGTGTTATGGAGGTACTAAGAAGAAGCACATGATGCTTGATTCTTTAGGAACTCCGATTGTACCTCGTATTTTATCTGATTATGTTGAGGAGGATATTTTGGCTTTGGAAGCCAAGTGGAGATCTGGTGAAGGAACATTCGATCCTTTTGTCAGAGCTTCAAAAACGAATGAAGTTCTTCCTTTAGCGAAGGCGTATGAAAAGACGCGTTCGGTTTATGGCAATGATATGTCCTATTTCATTGCAGCAACTAGAGGAATCATTCCTATTAAACACGTTTTGAGAAACAGTAAAGTTTCAGGATGTTTTGTAGGTTTGGCTGCACAATCTGCTGAATGGGAAGAACTCCATGATCACTTAACAAACGGTGGTGCCTACACCAAGTTTGTTTGTGGTGACTTCAGTGGGTATGATACTCAATTACCGAAATCCTTATTAGAAAAAGCTGCAGCTTGTATAGTGCAGTTGTATCGTGAAAATGGTGCATCCAATTCGGATCTAGAATACTTGAGAGGTCTATTATCCTCAGTCGTAAGCCCCGTGATGATTTGGGAAGGTAATCTTCTTCAATTCTGTAATGGTCAACCTTCGGGACAACCACTAAC